GGTTTAAATATTTAGAAAATAATTTTTTTAATCTTTTATTTTCATCTCGCAACGTTTTAGATTTTTTTGGAATTAAAGGAAGTTCTTTAACTAAATCTTCTAATTTTTTTGATGAATCTCTAATCCCCACTAAAATACACCCTTGAATTTAGTACCTTTGATAGCCGCTCCTGTGCCTCTAGATTTTTTAGATGAAGACTTTGCTCTTTTTTTAACGGCACCGCCTCTTTTCATTTTAACGTATCCGCCTTGATTCATTCTGTCATATAAATCTTTACTGTATGCACCTGCACCCGCCGCCGCACTCGTTTTAACTGCTGATTTAGTTAAAGATTTTGGTTTAACTTTTAATTTTTTTAATAATTCGTTTTTACTCATTTTTGCCGCATCAGCACCAGTTTTAATGCCTACTTTTTCTAACATCATTTTTGCTGTTTTTGGTGCTAGTTTAGAACCTGCACTTAATAATATTTTTGATAAAAAACTTAACATGGTATACTCCTATATATATTTTCTTTTTTTTGATTTTTTCATTCTTACAAATCCACTTGACTTGTAATGTTTTCTTTTTCTTTGTTTTTTTGCATGACCACCTTTTTTCATAGGAAGCATACTTATTAAATTATCTAAAGTTTTAACACCTTCAAGACCCATATCAGATAACATAAATGCTGTTTGTTTTGGGCTTGTTTTAAACATTTGCATAAGTTTTGCATACATAGTGTCTCCACCATCTTTCATATTTAAAATTTCTTCTTTAAATTCTTTAGATAATTTTTTTTTATTTTTTATTTTATTTTCTAACTCTTCTACTTTTGATTTTATTTCATCTGGTAATTTATCATAATTAGATTTTGGTTTTGCTGTAGTCATACCTGTATTTGGCATAGGTGGTCTAGGGTTAACATACTGCTGTAGAGTTGCTATTCCACTTGGGTTAGGTGTAATTGCTCTTTGAGGATTAGGTGCTACAGGTGGTTGATTAGGAAACATTGGATTGTTTCTCATTGGATTATTTATCATTCGATACCTCTATTCATTTCTTGCTTTGCTATCTCACTTATTGTTTTTTCTCTTGCTAGAGATTTATTTGCTCTGGAGCGAAGTGCATCCCTCTTCTCGTTCGACTCAATTCTCTGTTGGTCTAGTGCTATATCAGACTCTGCTTTTGCTCTATCTAACTCTAATTTAGCTATATCTATTTGTGCGTCAGCCGCTTGATTTTGTTCTTTCATGTCTAACTCACGGCCTCTATCTTGAGCCCTCTGCTGAGTATCCATTGCTTTTCTTTGTGCCTCTTGTTCTTTAATCTGAAGGTCTTTCATTGCAATCTGTACTCTTGGGTCTTGCATCTGCTGTTGCTGTTGAGCTTGCTGTTGCTGTTGCTGAGCCGCTTGAGACATCTGCATTCCTGCCTGTGCCTGCATCTGAGCAATTTGATTTTCTGTTTCTATTGGAATTTCTTCGTAGTCTTCGTCTTTGCCCGGATTAGCTCTATCGTACTCTGGAGCCGGTGGTAACTGTGCACCAGTCTGAGCCATAATCATTGCTCTGTATTTGTGAGCCATGTGCTCTTGAACGTGTGCCGTTATGTTACCCGCCAGTGCCATTGCAACCTGCTGTGATTGTGGTGTCATTGTTGGGTCTTGCATCATTGACGTGTGTACAGCCATGTGTGCATCGTGGTCTTGCGATGCGAAAGCCTTCACTGGTCTACCATACATCATTGCATAATTTTCTGTTGCGGGGTCTTTTCGTTTTGCTCCTGCCTCTGGTAGAAGCATATCATCAATATTCTTAACATCGAGTGCCTCGTACAATCTCCTGTAGGCTTCCTTCATGTCATGAATTTGTGGAGCCGCCGCCGCCGCTTGCAGTTGTGTCTGTGCAAGTAGAACCCTCTGTGCTGTAGAAAATATGTTCGGGTCGGAAACCGGAACAATATCTATTTTTGCATCAAAATCTTTTTTAAAAATATATCGAGAATCATTCTCTACGCTGTACGGATAGTAGTCTGGTAGATAATCTTTATTAATTCTTGCTAGTATTTTAAATTCTTCTCTCTGTGCTTTGTGTAGTCTCTTATGAATAGAGGACATAACTTTAATACCCTGCTCTAGTAGAGCAATGGTTGTGCCTACAGGTGCATTTGAATTCATGTCACCGGCTTGCATATCAGTTATTGCCGCTAGTCTTCTTCCCTCTTGTGTCATAGACCCAAGAAGAGCAAAGAGTGTTTGTGATGGTTCTTTGAATGGTAGAGGTACGATAGACTTTCTTATGTCATCCCCGTATCCCTCAACATCTCTAAACTCACCAAAACCAACAGGTTGTTCTCCTTCTACCCTCATGCCTCTAGCCTTAAAGCCACCCGGTAAGTTGGAGAACTGCCCTGCATCAACCAAGGAGCGAAGAATGGTTGTTACGGATTTCTGTAAGTTACCAAGTAGGTGGACATAGCCTAAACCATAAAATCCAAATCCCGGTAAAAACTTATAGTGTACAAAGTGTTGTATTCTTTTAAAATTTTCATCGTCATCTAAATAGTTTTGACGAATAGATAAAATTTGTTTTGTTTCTTTACATATGCTGACAATGTGCGGACAAGCAAAATCTTTTTCTTGACCCGGAATATCTATGTCAACGTGCATCTCTAGAATAGTAAATCTTCCATCCTTCTGATAACTTTTTGATGGTGTAATACCCTCTATCTCTTGTATCTTATGTGTAATATCATTGGAGTCATCCTCTTCGGGGTTCATCTCCATATCCACATCCATGTAAAAACCATTTGCCATTCTCTTACGCAATTCGTTTTCTGTGTATCGTAGTATGTGTGTGTATCTGCCAGACGTTCTTAGGTCTGTTGTATTGTAAGATATAACAAAATCAGTAATAGGAATAAATTTTGCGACAGGTCTCTGTAGTGCCTCATCGTAGTATACTTTTTTAAAACAACTACCAACGATAGGAAGATAGAAAAGCATCTGGTCGAAGTCATCGAAGTATTCCTCCATTGACTCTGTAATCTGATAGTTAAGAAACTCTTTTACTCTGCTTGCCTGTTGAACAACTTCATCCGTTTTATTACCAATAATTTTAGTTTTAACTGGGCCATCAGCAGGAAACAATTCTTTTATTGCCTGTGATTGAAATTGTACTGCACCCTCAATCATCATAGGATGATGTGCTGAACAAGCACCGGGGAAAGGCTTAGTTGCATCTTCTATTTTAAGACCAAGTAAATCCATACCCTTCTTAATTGTTTCTTCGTAATCTTTTCTGCTACTTACGTCAGCCTCGAAGGCATCTAGTAACTCACTAGAAATTTCATTCAACTCCTCATCACTCATGTCTTCGGCAAGGTTATCAGAAACTTCTACAGTTTCCTCCACTGGCTCGCCTTCTGCAATGATTGTAACTTCTGTTTCTAAAAGTGGGTCTACAGACCCAAAAGGAGTAACTGCCATTTAAAATGTTCCTTTAAAATATTTTTTTGCAATAGCTCTTGAATTGACTGAGCCACCATTACTTAGATATTGATAATTATAACCTGCTTTACCAAGTGTTGTTGACCTGTTTGGTATTCGTGGTTTGATTTTTTTAGTATAAGGCCCGGCAACATAATCCTCTTTTTTTAATCTTGGACGCCCTTTTGCTGTACCTGTAACTTTTTCACCTGCTTTAGTGTTAGCGGCAGTTTTAGCTTGTTGTTTATCTCCTGCTTTAAAACTTTTTTTCAATCTATTATGACGAACAACAGAAGGTATATTTTTTGCATTTTTGTTAAATACTTCTTTACCTACTTTTGATATGGCATTTGCAATACCTTTAGCAATTGATGGTGCTGATGAAATTATTTTTGATATTAATGCAAGTTTACTCATTTAAAATACGCCTTTAAACTTAGTCCCTCTAATAGCCGCACCCGTTCCTCTAGATTTTTTAGAAGATGATTTAGCACGCTTCTTAACTGCACCACCCTTTTTCATGTAACCCATTTTATTTCTAACTTTTTTAGGTAATTTTTTTAATCCTTTTTTATCTGATGGTACTAATTTTAATGCAATGCCACCCTCAGCCATTTCTAGACCCATGCCTTTTTTACGAGCGTTTGCCATACCACCCATATTTTTTTTTTGTGGCTGATTATCCATTCCAGATTTATGCCTTTTCAGTAAATCAGTAACAGTATCTTTTGCTTTGTTACCAAAATGACCAAAAAAAGTGCTAGGGCTCCAAGGGTCTCTTCCCTCTTCCCTAACTTCTTTTGCATAATCGCCTAGTTCTTTTACTCCTAAACCTGTTATTCCAAGTTTAACTATTTTACTAACAATTCCCATCTTATACTCCTAATTTTTTCATTTCGTTTGCGAGCTCTTCGGCTCTGTTCTTGGTTTGTTTCGCCCAACGTGAGTCGAGCATCTCAATAGAAGCACTATCATATTTACTTTGTGATAAATTTTTCCACATATTCTTGAACTTACTAACTCCCGTAGCCCCAAGCTGAAATACCATTTCTGTTATTATTTCTTTTGCTTCTTCTTTTATATCAGAGCAATCAAATTCAGTACATAGTCTACTTGCTGAATCTTGTGCACTCTTCAAATCCTTTTTAAATATATCTGTTAGATACTCCTCCGAGTATTCCTTTCCGTCCTCCCAGAAATCCTCCACGCATAAATGGCCGTAGCCAACGGTTCTCTTATCTAGGGTATCCTTGTAAACGGTATTACGAAAACCTTCGTGTCTCTTAACTCTATCCTCTAATGATTCCATTACCAGTAACTTCCTTTCGGCCCTGTGGGCTCCTCGTATGG